TGGTTATCGAGCCGCTTGTTGGCTGATGTCTTGAATTCGTTCAGATTTTCGATATCTTTCTCTAAAATCGTAAGACGATTTTCCTGCTTGGTTGCTTTATCTTTCATCGAAAAATAAAGACCAATCACAGGAATGAGGGTGATAAAGATCTGTACGAGAAATCGTTCATAACCTGGCATACAACCTCCTTCTAATCAATGCGTGGCATGACCACGGTAAGCACACCTTGTTGTAGCATTTCAGCAAGCGACTGTTCTTTCCATGTGTAGCCCTCTGTTGGCTGCATTTGGAACTTAAAGATAGTCTTAGTTCCACTCGGCCATTTCGGATTCGTATCAAACGGATAAGCACCTGAGATGATGTCTCCGTTGTTGTAACGTTTGTCCTTAGCAAGCGGCTTGATGAATGCTGCTACCTTTCCATAAGCGTGGGTAGGCATACCTCCATTTTGAGATACTGCCAAGGCAATCAAGACCTCTGTAATAGCTGAAACAGTATCAAGATTTTCCTTGTTTTCGGTTACTGCTTGCTCAGCTTTATCCGTTGCCTCTTTGTTCTTTTGTAGTTCTTGAGCTACTTTGCTGAATTTTTCGTTTTCAGCTCGATTGGGGAAATTTTCCTCATAGAGCGACTCAAGAGCTAATTCAAAAAGCTCTGTATTAGACAAGCTGATTTTGTCAGCTTGCAACAAGATAGGTACGATAGCTCCGTCTGCATTTACTAAAGTGACCTTTGTAGCGGATGCTGTTCCGCTACCGTTATATTCCAAGGACTTTGTGCCATACTCTAATTTCATACTTCCTCCTTTAAATTTTGAATGATACGTTATCAAAGTTGAGCCATGTGGCGTCAACGTTTCCCTTGACGACTACGTTACCTCCTGGATAAATCCCGACAACGGCAGGGCCATAGTCATTGTTTAAAGCGGTTTTGAATATCGTCGTGGATGGTCTGAAATTTTCAGGCAAAGTAAAGATAATTGACTCACGGGTAGTCTTTCCGCCTTTACAAGTACCTTTTAAATAAACAATACCGTCAAATGTTTTTGAAAATTGGACATTTCCATAATCTCTATGATGGCTCCACCCATTTTGTAAATTGGCATTTTGCCAAGCTGTCGGATTGCTTTCTGACTTTAGTAAAGCCACATAGTCAGAGTTATTAGTGGATTTTGATTGTTGTACTAGGTAGCGCCATGGCCTCCAGTTATTATCAAAGCCATTCTCCCTAACTGCCATGTATCCCATTGATGTTGTAAATCGCTGAATAGCCTCTACTGAGTTTGGGTTAGGTCTGAATACTTCTAACATCCCCCAAGCGCCAAAAGGATTGTTGGGAGAAGTTCCGTCTATCCACCAATGCCCAGTATTTGTCATTGAGTTGAAATCTTGTTTGATGAGTTTTCCAAAACCTCTATTATCTGTAAGCTGATACTGCTGAATAGGTTTGTCATCGGCAAAAATGTCGCCCTTTACATCCAAAGCACCACGCTCTCTGATTTTGTTGACCCCAACTCCTGACCTGTCATAAGACAAAACCACGCTTTCAGTGGCCACATTGACCATAAACTCAGTCCGAGTGAATTTGTCCTCAAGGATACCAATGACAATCCATGATTGATTAGCTAGATAATTCCCTGAAAGATTAGCCCGTGAATTGACTAGACTTGAAATACTTGACCAGACTCCAGTGGCTTGACCGTTATCAACCGCAAAGGCATCAGTCCCAAGCCGAGCAACCTTAAAGGTCAATGTCATTGTGTTCTTTTGACTTCCTGATACAATCAGAGGCGCTACTTTGGCGTTTCTAGTGACCGTCAATGTGCTAGAGGTTGAGCCTGTTCTTGCTATGCTAAAGCTAAGAGCAGGGGCAAAATACTCAAGAACGGTTGCGGATACCTCTCTAGTATCTGACAATCTGCCACGACTATCAGACACGCTCGCTCTGATTTTGATGGTGCCGTGATAGTTCATAATGCCAAGACTTCCACCGTTTGAGCTTGTGGATTGGTTTTTGCCGACAATTTCAGCATAGTATCCAGTGATGGACGAGCCGTAAGAGCCGACCGCACCATTAAACGCTACTTTGATGTTAGAGATTACCTGAATGAACGTGTTACCGCTTGGGATAAGGTTCTGAGCAGCACTATTTAAGTCTGATAATGATATCCCTGTAAAATTAGGCTTGACATTTACTGGCACGCTTGCCGTGAACGTAGTGGACTGTGTTCCTGTCTTAGTAGAACCTGAATAGGTATCAACGTAGATAGCCCCTGTTCCACTAGCAGAGTTTGGGATATCGTTGGCAAAGTCCATAGGGATTGTCCAGCTAGTGGATGTGTCCACATTGCTTGCAATCGTTCCTGACTTGCCCGCCCAGGAATAGCGCACCGTGTGCTTAAAACTTGAGCTCTGACGATTGATATTGATAATCACTGAACTACCAATTACCCCAGGACTCACGCTTACAGAGCTTGAGCGTGGTATCGTTGAGAGCGTAAATGAGTTTCTACTGATTGAAAGTGTTCCCGGTGACCATCCACCGCTTCCACTAAATGTAGCAGACAGCCCAAACGATTTTTTACCATCGTTATCATGTCTGATTGTTACTGTCTTATCAATCAGCATAATTGAGCTATTTTGACTCAACATAGATGGACGACCTGACCAGCTCAAAGTCTGACCGTCAACGGTTACAGAGGCAGTACAGTCATAATCTGCAAATGTATGAGCACCGTTTGTCAAAGCAAGTCTTAGTCTTACTTGACTGCTATTGTCAGATATATTTTGGGATACTTGGTCTACCCACAGTCTGAGATAATAGCTCCTATCATTATTTGACCAAAATTCAGCCATTAGTTACCTCCCACGTATCTTATTACGTTCATGTCTGGATTGATGTGATACTGTTCTTCTCTAAACCGTCCGATTTGAATAGTTTTTGAGAATATACCATTCTCGATATGGATAACCCCTTGACTAATATACATAACCTCAACCCCTGCTGAATACATTGAAATCCGTCCATTCGGACTAAACAGCATACTAGATGAACCGTCATTCTTACCAATGACTAACCCCTCATTTGATGAGCTCATGTAAGTATCAATGAAATTCCAGCGGTCAGACAATTCTCCTAAGTCTTTAGCGATATTAGAGACACGCTGACTAGCTGAAATCAAATCTTTCTCAGCTTGAACTCTAGCCGTTTCATTAGATTTAACAAAATCCTGATAGGCTTTAATCCAGTTATCAAGCGTGTCAGCGCTAGCCTTGGCCTCTAATTCAGCTTGAATAACTCCAGCCTTTTCATTGAGAGCGTTCAGTTGCTCCTGCGTTAGCCTTTGGTCAGCTTTAGAGTCAATACTTGTCTTGATTTCTTTTAGCTGAGCCTCATCAATAGCCCCCTTGTCCCCTTTGTCTCCTTTAGGGCCAGGGTCTCCTTTATCGCCTTTAACCCCTGGAGCACCAGGTGCACCTCTTGAACCGTCAAGCGCATTGATAAGCGTTAATTGCTCAGAGGCTACCTCTTTGTTATCAATCCACGCTGAAACTGTCAAAACCATCTTTTGATTGATGTCAGAGGCTCTCACAATGTATCTAGGGCTTGTAGCTTTGATTTCGCCATCTACAACCCAACGCCATCCGCTGTTGATGACCTTGTTCCCTCGCATTAAGGTAGGGGTCACAATGGTCTGACCTTGGCCATTTTTAAAGGCGACACCGTTATCAGTAGCCAATTTGATTGTGTAAGGCTTAGCCTCCTCTATCATCCTGTCTAGCTGTTGCTGAATGCCTTGAGATAGACGATTTTCAAGCGCCTTAGCATTTGAAAAAGTCGTTTTATTGTTTCTAGGATTGGTAAAGCTGATGACTTGCTCAGACACCCTCATCTCAAGTAAAAGAGTAGGGCTAAAGCCGTCATCATAGACTTTTACCGTGTCTCCTATTTCAAGATTCGCAAAGCCCTCAGCCTCATAAGTGACTGCTGGATAACAGTTTTTCTTGAGCTCACGGTAGGCCGTTGAACGGATAACCTCAGGATTTGAACTCTCTACCGTCATATCTTTACGAATATACTGGTCTAGTGTACCTGTTGAGTGTGTGAATGTAGATGGATACATCTGCATAGAGATTGGAGCAACAAGATGAGCACCTAATTGATAAAATTCACGCTCGCCTTTGGCATTGTTGACTGACCAAGATCCAAGACCACTAATGTCAATCACGTTGCCATGATCGTCCTTACCAGTAGGTTTGACTGAGTTATAAATTCCAGTCTTGTCAATCGTCCTAGTAATTGTCTTGAGGTTTTTTCCATACTCTAAAACTGTTGAGCTGACTTGACCTACTCCCTGGTAGCTATCGTCGTGCTCATGGTAGACATTGACCATAAATGACTTGATAGAGCTATCATCGTTGAGGCGTGTGTCAAATTCAATCTCAGCGCTAAATTTCTTAGCTAGACTTAATAGTCTATTTAGTTTGGTATCAGTACCCTCCCACTCGGCAGAAATCTTTTTATCTGAAACCTCATTGATACCGATTTTTAAGAAAGTATAGTTGAGCAAGTCCATCTCCTCACAAAATTCCTTAAAGCTCATAGCTTTAGAGGACTTGTAAGGGTTAGCGTACTCATTTATCAGCTCAAGGTTTAGGTTGATACTATAACACTTGATAACTTTCTCATTTTCTTCAACTTTTCGGATAGTATGTAGATAAGTCTTGCCTTTATATTGAAATGATACAAAAGCCTTTTCATTTAGAGCGTTATAGGTTCTTTTTCGACCTATATCAGAGATAATGGCCTTTTTAAAAACAGTAAAATCAAAGGTACTAGAGCCTGTCTCTAAATACCTTGTCCAGGTATCATTGAAATAGTTTAATGTTCCTTGTTTTTCATTGTCCACAAATGCTACTTTTCTCAAATTTGAGTCATGTATTGTCAATAACATTGCTATAGATACCTTTCTTTAAATTCTACTTTGACAGTGGGTTTGGTCTTGACCCAGCTTGAACAATAGACCTCAAGCTGACTGCTTCCTGGTGGTATACTCAAAAATTTTGAACCCTGAACGACATCTACAGCTTTCTCAATTCCATCTACTGTGACTGAGTTGTTTTCGCTGTCAAGAATGACATTTGATCCTATTGGATAACGGTTTGGCAAGTCGTTGATAACTGACACAAAATCCTTTCGATACATCAGCTCATCAAGATATAAGTGAGGGATAATCGCCTTTCCGTGAAAGCCACCAATCGTAACGTGGATTTTAGCTGATTTTTTACCTCTGATTTCAGGAACGAAAAAATTATAGTGCGAGCCATTATAATAGACTTGAACTCTCTCATCGTTTCTCATGATTTCAAACTGCCCCCTTGTTTTCGCAAAAGGATTTCTGTTTTGGTCACTAGAAGAGTCGAAGTCTAAAGTTTTCAAGAAATTATAGTCATTGTGGTTATTTGTTGCAAAAACATTAAAACCGCAGTATAGACCGTTATATCGCTTATAAGTCTCAATACCGTACAAAAACTGATTATTTGCGTCAGTCACAGTCACTTTAATAAAGCCACATTGAGCCACAGAGTCTAGTTGATAGACAAGTTTGCAAAAGATGTAGTCATTGAGTGATCCTTTTTGACCTGTTGAGTCAGCTGGGATTTCCCATGATAAGCCTGTTGAATAGCTTTTGTTATATGTTCCACTAAACTGCTCTCTTAGCTTGACACGTTTCTTACCGGCCACTGTGACTAGTTCGGATGTCCCGTTTAAATTCTCTGGACTATTAGTCACTGAGCTGTTTTTTACTGCTTTTGCAAGACCATCAGCGATTTTATCGCCTCTAAAGTCAAGTAAGACCTCAGAACGCTTGACTATTTCTGTGTCTACCTCTTTTCGGTCGCCAACCTCAAGAGCTCCGCTAGTATTAACCAGGCCTATATAGCCGTTTTCAGCGTTGTTTTTGACTGTTATCACAGGAAAAGCTGGGACGTTACCATTATTGACCAAATTAAAAACAACCTTGTCAGGTTGCTCTTGTCCGTTATCAAAACGCTTATAGGTTGAGCTGTGAGCTACTCCGTCAGGGATAATCAGGTCAAAACTGCCCTTTTGGAACCATCTAGTAATGTTGTCCATGTCCACAGAGCCAGATACTAGACCCATGTAATACTTGTCAGGCTCGTCTGAAATGACAATTTTGACAGCCTCAGAGGTATTAAAAATACCAGCTAGTTTGTGCTTAGCCGTTTCAAGTGTCATGCCGTTCCCATATTGCATAGCAAACTTGACTTTGATGATTTTAGCGCCTGTCCTTACCTCTTGCAGATTTACTCCTAAAAGTGGAGCGTCATTAGTAGTGATATGGCGCTCATTACCTACTGGTCTTATAATTTCGATAATGTCAATAACCTCAGAGAGGTCAAATCCATTGATTGTGATTGTGTCATTGTTCATTAGATAATCCCTCTCATCATGTTATCAATCATTAACTTATCGTTTTGATAGTTAGTCATTGGGTCTCCGATTTTAGCAACCAGAGTACCGTCATCTAGTACCATATTCACAGGGCGCTTGACAGCCTCCTCAGCCACTTCAAGAGCTCTAGCCAGGACTTTGTCAGCCTGGTCACGAATAACCTCGATTTGGCTTGTTTCTGCTCGTTCTGTGAGTGATTTGAGTCTAAACTGACTAGATACAGTATGTTTCCCTAAACCTAGCAAGTCCTCAGCGCTAAATTTGAACGCTGACATCTCTTTCTGAACGTATGCCAGACTATCAACCACATCAGAGCTATTCTGTTCAATACCCACGGCAATACCTTGAGCAATGTATCTACCTACATTGTCTCTAAATAGTCGTGACGGACTGTGGATCTTGGCCTTGGCTTGTGCTGCTCTTTCAGCTTGAGCGACAAGCGCATTAGCAGCAGCTGTGACAGCCCCAAGTGCTAAATACATACCTTGCGCCAAACCTTGCCCAATCATGCTCCCTGCATAACGCATAGCTCCAGCCCCTGACATTGCCCTAGAACGGATTGAGCTTAACATAGCTGACATTGCAGCCGTTGCTGATCCAATTCCTGAGCGGATGCCGTTAGTAATGCCATTAGAGACCCCACGACCTGCCTGTTGACCGGCTTGAGTCATCTGAGTTGCCGATTGCAGGACCACAGACACCATCTGTTGCATGCTTGAGCGCATTATTGCTACAGCTTGAGACATTGCTGACTGCACAACAGAATTGAGTAGAGACATTGCTGATCTAGCAGCTGCCGAGATACTAGAAAAGGCCGAGACAACCATAGGAGCGGATGTAGCTAACTGCATAATGGCAGTAGTTGCCATGATTGCTGATGTGGTAATCAGTGTAAACTGACCTGGTATTGTACCAAGTACGCCAACTAAAGCACTCACAACTCCACTGATTGCTGTAAATCCTGCTGATATAGCTAGGGCTCCAGCCTGTGCCATCAACATTGAACTTGACAAAGCAACTAACCCACTTTGTAGGATAGTAATGCTAGCTGTTGTCCCTGATAAACCTACAAAAGAGGTCATTACTGATGTTGCAAAGGCACTCATAGCAGTACCAGCCAATGTCATCGCTGGGGCTAAAGTAGTTACAGAGGCTGAAATTGTAGGAATGGTGCTTGCCATTGTTGTTAGTACAGCAACGGCCATGGCTCCGCTGGCTTGTATTGTGAGTAGACCTGCTCCCAGTGCCTGCATACCTGCACCAACGCTAGCCATGCCAGCGCTTGCTCCTGAGATTTTACCTACGCCAATAGCAACAGCGGCTAAAGATGCTGCCATATCCCCAAGGTTGGTATTTGTGATCATTACCACCCCTTGAGCTAACTGCTTAAATCCATTTCCTGCTTTTTGAGCAGCCGTACCAATAGAATTGAATACATTAGCAAGGCCATCTAATACACTCTTGATAGCATTACCTACAGAGGTGATGACATTGGAAATACCATTAAAAGCACTCTCAATACCTTTACCGATTCCTTGAGCGGCAGTAGATATTGCTTGCCCAACTGATGTAAAGATATTAGCAATGCCTTGCAAAGCTGTAGAGATCACTCCTCCAATAGAAGCAATAATGCCAGCAATACCACTCATAGCTGTACTGATACCATCAGCAATAGCCTGGATAATTGTTACAATTTGTGGTGCATTTGCAGATATGGCGTTAATGATCTGAGTCATTCCGTTAGAGATAGCTGTAACAAGTACAGAAATCCCAAGAGCAGCAACTGCAATACCAGCACCAATAAGAGCAACGGAAGCTCCAAAAGCTAAAATACCTACAGCTCCTGCTGTCAATGCTGGACCTAATGTAGCTGCTCCCACAGCAAGCAAGGCAATACCTGCTACAATGGCAAGCATTGCAACCTGTGCACCAGCTCCAGCTGAGGCAAGTTGTATAGCTGCCTGTACCAGGACATAAACACCAGCGGCAGCCATCAAGACCCCTGCGCCAATCATAAGAACTGCAGCGGCCAATCTCAAAACAGAGCCAGCACTTGCGGATGCCGTTGTCCCAACTGCTGTATTCCCTGCGCTCATTGCGGCACTTGCTCCAGCGTTAGCAAGTTGGGCTGTTGTCAATCCTAGAATGTTACTTACTAAACTAACTAGATTCTTACCAAAATCAAAGGCTGTTTTTAGAGCCTGAGCAATCTTGACTCCCGCCTTGATACCTATCAAAGCTGTGCCAATGCTAATAATCGCCGTTGCTACACTTTGGATTGTCCCTGGATCTAAGCCTGAAACAAAGTTAGCTACTGCGGTTGCAGCCTGAGAAAGCCACTTGACAATATTGCCTAGTACACTTCCTAAGGTTGTCAACACTTCTGATGCTGTCAAACTATCCCACACATGACCAATCGCACCTGAAATGCTCTTAATAGCCTCGACAAAAGCACTAACTGCTCCTGTATTTGAGAATGCCTCCCAAAACGTTTTGATTTTGGAAACAACATTAGAGATTGATGAGCTGATTCTAGTGACAACCCCCTCAATGTCTATCCCTTCTAAGAACGCACCTAGCTTTTCAGCAATACTGTCAAAATTGATTTTGTCCAAAGCGTCTGAAACAGCATTTACTGCCTTGATACCAAACTTATTGAGCTTTTCAAAGGCTGGCATGAGCTTATTAGAGAGGCTTTCCTTGGCACCGTCTATAGCTTGGTCAACCGTTTTGAACTCTGTAGCCATTTTTTGGAAAGCGTCCGAGTTCCCAGCGCGGTTCATAGCGTCAAAGAAGTCCTCTGTCTTGACTTTTCCGTCTTGAACAGCTTTTACAAGCTCAGCGGTAGACATTCCCATCTCTTTTGCGACTGCAGCCATACCAGCTGGAGCTTGTTCCATCATAATCTTAAAATCCATCCAGGCAATTTTAGGCTTACTTGCCATCTGTGTTGCCTGAGTGGACAATGATTTCATGGCTTGGGCTGGATTTTCAGCAGAGGCTGCAAGTCCACCAAAAGCCTTAACTAGACTACCAACATTTTTAGTCCCAACTGCGTCAAGTTGCGAGTAAGTACTAGCCATATCAGAGGCTGAGTAGATCGTTTTGGTTGCAAAGTCCTGCATTTCAGTCTTAGCTGCCTTGATTTCCTCAGCTGATCGCCCAAAGGCCTGTAGGTTCCCCTCAAAGGTTTTCCAAGCTTTCTGTGAACTGTTTAGCTCAGAGGCCATTTCACGGACACCACTTGTAATAGTCCCAATTCCTGTAGTAAGGGCAGAACTAATCAGATTAGCTCCTAAGACAGACTTAAAAACAGACCCTACTTTCGAGCCTGCGTTTTCAAGTCCACCGAATAGAGCTTTAAGCTTGCTTACTCCTGATTGAGCATTAGAGCCATCCATATCAACCTTGATAGTAACTGAACCATCTGCCATTATGTACCTCCTTTCTAAAATTAGTAGTCAAATTCATCAGGTAGAGCATACTCTTTTTTGAGTTCCCTCATGTTCTCCTTATACTGCTTACTATCTCCCTTTTGAGGCTTGTAAGAGCGTATTTTTAGCACCTCAGCAAATTTAGTATCACTAGGCAGGCCATTGAGTAAAGCGTTGAACTTCTTCCAGTGTAGGCTGTTCTGAGCGTCTATTAGGTCAATTCCGTAAGCCTGGAGAAATGATGAGTAAATATACTCAGCGTCGTACTTCAAGCTAAAGAGACGATCTCCTCCCTCAGATTGGCTCCTAGAGCGTATCTTGCTTTTGATTGGGTTCCCTGCCAAATCTAGCACTGGTGCTGTGTCTTTAGCTGGAATAATTCTAATATGCTCCTCAAATATCATCTTAAAGATTGCTGTAGCTTGTTCAGGAGTTAAAGCCTGAGTAAAATCTACATCGGTCAAGATTTGAATAGCCAGGAAAGGCTTGTAAAGCTCGTCAATGTCATCATCATTGATCAGCTCCACCACTTTCAAAACCTTGTTAAAAGCGATATTCATTGGATACACATCATCACCAAGGACTAACTCATCTGTCAATTTCCTTGATAGGTCCAGCATGTCAGTCACCTAGATATTTTTTGAGGGCATCTGTATTGTTGCGTTTCTCCCATTCTGAGATAACCCCTGTGATAGCCTCAAGCAAGTAAGCCATAGTATCGACAGTCGAGCCGTTAGAGAAATCATAGACCTTGTTATAAGCGTCTTGGTCAAACAGCTCTGTCCATGACCCTTTTACCAAGTCTTGTAAAGTTTCAAAGGCCTTACTGTCTTCTGTGTTGGCTAGTTTTTCGCCGTCTTTTTTGAGCTTTTTACCAACTGACTCCATTTTGTGGATGTTTTTGTCATTGGCTACAAATTCAAGCCTGAACTCTCCAAAATCAACAGGGATGACATTGTCACGTTTCTTAATTACTACCATTTGTTTTCTCTCCTACTAATTTTTTAAAATCAAAAATAAAAAGGGGAGCCTGTTCACTCCCCTAGATCAAATCATCAACCGACTACAGCAGACTGTTTAGGCGCCACATTCCAGCTGATAGTGCACTTAAAGGTCTCATACTCAGACGCATCTCCGCCTCCAATTTGGATACCTGAGACAGTAGCGACTCCGACATATTGAGTTTTGCCATCAGCGTCTACCACTTTAAACCAGACATTACGGTCATCTCCAGTTTTAAAGCGCATAGCTGCAACAATTGCCTGAGCTTCATCCTCTTTGATGTAATCGCCCTCAAAACTGTAACCACTCTTAACAGACGTCACTACAGTTTTTTTGGTGCCGTCGCCGTTGTAGTATGCAATGTCATTGTTCTCCCCGTCTTTTCCGCCCGCGGCGGTTTTTCCCCCGCCCGAAAGCCATTTCCAGGCGTCATTACCTGGCTCAGTAGCTGGTGCTGTTGGTAACCATGGCGCAAGAAAGTGTTTGCGTTTGGCGTTTTTCATTTTTGGCATTTAGTTTCCTCCATTTGTTTCAAGTTTTGCCGTTACATCTAACATGTAAATATAAAAACCTTGCTCATCACGGTCATTTAGGAATGGCTGTGATACTTCAAGGCCTCTGAATTGATATGAATTATTTTTGCTAGGTAGTTCCAGATTAAAATCGGCGAGAGCATGATTGATGGCCCACAGGATAGAGCTTGTCTTCTGGTGATCAGTCGTTTTGATTGCCACCTCAAATACAAGGCTAATATCCTGCTTACCGTTCATGTACTCTGTTAAAATCTTCCCACCTGGCAAAGGATAAAGGACTAAATCCTCCCTCTCTGATAAGTAATCTAGCTTACAAGTCAGAGGGAGGTTTAGTGTGTTGATGAAATCTCTAAGGACTTCTGAAAAATCATTGTTATTCATGCTTTTACTCCCATTGCTCTTAGACCCGTTTTCTTCCAATCATCAAGATATAACGCTGAGGCTTTCAAGTCCCACCGCTTGCCTGTTCCAGGAGTCGTGTACTTCTTAAAGACAAAACTCCTATTCTTGTTATAGCTCGATCCGTAGAATTGAGCTCTAGCGTAAGGTCCAGGATATTTAACCCCATCCTTAGTAGCCTGACCGCTACCACTTAAGTCTCCACTCTTTCGAGGAATAAAAGGGGTAAAGTCAGTCAACATTTGATTAGCGATAGCTAACTTCCCCTTAGCTAGTGCCTGTGGGGATACCTTTTTCTCAATACCTTTTAAATCAATCTTGACAGATACGCCTATTCCCATCAGATACACTCCACTTCATAGCAAAATACTTTTTGTTTGTGTGGATAACTGACAGGAACCACAGAGGTCACTCTGTACTCACGTTCTCCGTCGTTGATAATGGCATTTTCAAAGGTCTTGTCTAAGACGATTGGGCAATATTTAGGGTACACAAATAACGTACTAGGCTTGGACTCTTTACGGTTGTTCTTCGTACCTTTGACTTGATACTGTCTGTCAAACCTAACAGTTCTAAGGGTCACTGGGCTCTCAAATACTTCTTTACCCCATCCGTCTTTTTCTCCTGTGGTTTTCTGAATTGTTACAGTATCAATCAATAACCGTTTATCAATGTCTGTCATAACCTACCCCCCTAAAGCCAAATCCTACCGATTTCAGAGTATTCAAGGCGTCAAGTGATAAGTTATACCTAGCACTCTCTAAAGACTGGCTAGATGAGTTTTGGTAGGTGATATGAGTGCGCCCTAGAACCACAGTAGAGACTGATTGCTTATCATCAGCCGTAGTGATCCCACTAGCGTCCAAATATGCTACCTGGAAAGCCGTAGCCAGTTTGACAGCTTGCTTTCTGTGCTCAATTTCTTTTTCAAAGTCTACAAAGCTGTAGAAATTGTTAAGAAAGAGGTTGATAGCAATCTCTGCCCTCTTTAGTAGCTTTTCAAACTCCTCAACTTCATCAAAACCAAAGTCCTTAAATTCATCTTTTGTTAAGTAGGTCATGACTTTACCGCCTTAAATTAAATAATCTGGATTCTCAGAAAGCCCTGGGATTACATCTGAAGTTGGTTCTTGAGATGGGACAACTTGCTCGATTTCTTCTAGCCAGTTGTCTCCATATTCCGCAAGTGTCTGTCTATTAATTTCATCCGCTTCAGCAACTGTCATTTCATACGCATTATTTGCATCAAACTGCTGCCCTGTTTTTGCCATAAAAAAGTTTGTTTTAGCTTTAAATGTAGCCATTTATTTTATTCCTCCACTTCGTATCCTTGATTTTCAAAGGCTGAAATCATAATCGGGTCAGATAGAGTAAACGTTACTCCATCTTTTTTCAATGTTTTTGGATCTTTTACTTCTGGCTCCTCTTCAGTTTCTTTAGATACAACCAAAGTCTCTTCAATGTTAGAATCGTTCATTTTTATCCCCTTTCACTAAGCTGATTTGTGAACGTAGATAGCTTTCTTCTTGTTGTCAAGAACAAAAGCGTCGTAACGGATACGCCCCTCAACGAGCTTGCCGTTAATTCCTGGTGGGTTATCGTGGATCTTGTAGTCTTCCAACTTAATAGGAGATGGAGTAGCCACAGGATGAGCAATAATAAACTCTACATTTTGTGGCAATCGTGATGTAGGTGTCAAAACTACTGGTAAGCCGTCAATCATACCTACTTGACCATTGATAGTAATTTCTTGACCAAGGTCAGAGTTTTTCACAAAGGTTGGGTCAAGTTTGATAAGTTTGTAGAATTTAGGAGATACATGCAAGATACGACCAGCTGTTGGGACGAAGGCGTCAGTTAGTTTAACCTGACCATCAAGCACAAGCTCGTAGGCGTTTGTTTTAGTTACTGAACCAGTAGCAATATGATCTGTATCTGCACCAGCTACGATTGTTGCAAAACGGTAAGTATCAACTTCAGGGATAACGACCTCTGACAACTGACGTGCAAGGGCTTTTCCTGCCTCCATAGTGCCATTTGTGTCTTGCTCAGATTTCTTGTCAATCGTAAATGTGAAAGAACGGTCTTTCTTCATTGTCATAGTTTGAACTGCATTCCCAAGCTCCTCAGCGTCACCGTAACGGTTTTGCCCAGATGTCTTGTAGTCATTCATTCCTGTCGTAGGGATAGAGTAGACCTTGACTGTGTCAACTCCAAGGAAATCAAAATCTTGGTTGATGATACCAGTAGATAGGGCCTCTTTAGCAAAGCGCTCATCTACTTTTTCATCAAATTTAGCTGCGTAATTTACTGCCATGTGTAATATTCCTCTTTTCTTTATTTTTGGTTTTATACGCTATCAAAGCCTGCAAATAGGGCTTTGTCCTCTGCGCTTAGATGATCGTATCCAGTTTCTGCTGGTGGATTTCCGTGCACAGAGATATTAGGGTTAGGCTGCTTGTCCTCAGCTTGGAATAGGTAAGGGCTTGACTCTTTGAGTGAGTTGATTGTGTCCTCTAACTGAGGTTTTCCATCTTCTCCTAGCTCGATTTTTTCTAGGTCAATGAATTTCATCAAATCCTCTGAGTTGTAAGCTCCTACGTCTTTTAAAGCAAGGGCTACAGCGTTTGTTTTAGTGATATGAGCAAGGTTTGCCTCACTATCTAGCTTGTACTGGTCAAATTGGGCTTTTAGTTCTTCAAGCTGTTGTTTGCTTTCAGCGCTAGCTCCCTCTTTGGCCTGTAGATCATTGATAGCTTGGGTTTGTTGCTCAAGCTGTTGTTTTAATGTGTCGTTTTCGGCTTGTAGTTCCGACTTGGCTTGTGACTTGGCATTTTCAATACCTGCACCGTACGCTTGCATAATATTGTCAATGACAGCCTTGTCCTCGATACCTGCCTCAACTAACATTTCACGTTTAAGACTCATGTCTTAACTCCTCCTTTTTTACGTCACATGGACAAATTAAGACAGTTTTACGCCATGCTCCAGGGCAAAATAAAAAACCGTATGGATTTCCATTCGGTTTATAGTGGTTTATAGCAATTTATTGCACAATAAAAGCGCCTAGATTGTTCTAAGCGCTAAGTTTTACTAACTGTTTTGCCTTTTTATAGTAAGGTGTTAGGAAATTGATAAATCCTTGCTTATCACTTGGGTCATGTTCCTCTAAGAACATCATCAGCTCAAAGTCATTGAGAGCGTCAAACATTTCAGGGTTTTCATTGTCCCAAGCCTCAGCAAAATCCTCATCTTCTCCAAAAAGGGAGTTAAACTTAAAGGAGAAATCCCAAAAATTATCAATCTGACCACTAACTGCTTGTTCTAGCATGTCTAATACTTGTTGACTGTATTTCATAATGGTTTAAATCCTTTCAGTTTTTTACGTTTCATCATAGTTACTACAACATCTGTATCAGGCTCAGTGATGTAGAGGATACCGTTATAGTACCTTGCAAGTCTGCCGTTCTTCTCTGATACATAGTTAGGAGGTAGAGAAAAAGCTGTCTTTACTGTTTCATAATTGTAGGTAAATGTGCCGTCATTGCGCCTCATACGTTCTATGTAGCGTGCTATTGCATGATCTCCAAACACTATACCATCATTCTTGAAATTAAAGTAAGCCTCCACTGCCTGTTGTTTCTGCTTGTCTGACAGTTTCTCTTGAATGTCCCCCTTGAAATAATTGACAATCCTATTATCATACCTCAAGGAGTCTTTTTCTAATCGACTCAACGACTTGAAATCACTATAAGACTTGGGTGCTTTATTTCCCAAATTTTGTAGTATTTCAGAATACTCCTTTTTAGAGCGTTTGTCAATAGTTTTGTATAACTTTTGAACAGCGTCATCATTATAGTAGTATTTCTCTCTAGCATAATCACGATGTAGGAAAGAGTGCTGTTTGAGATAGTCTCTCATGGCTCCCTGTTGGATCCTAACCTTGCTCTTATACTTTTCTATCAGCTCCTGGTCACCTAGTTTCTCTGCAACGTGTAGAAATTCCTTAGACTGTCTGATAGAACGCTCCAGGGCTCTCTGTTTGGCCTGTACGTTTGCGTTTTCTATCGCTTGCTCTGGAGTCAAGTCTCTTAACTCGTCAGGCAAATCAGGCTTGTAGTTAGCCCCCGGAATGTATGGTGTCATCTCATGAGTACAGTTAATACCCTGACAGCCTCCAGCATATCCATAGCCGTAGTCTGATAGCGCCAAAATACGCTCCCCTTTTTCCGTCCTAGCAACTCCAGTGGTTACAATCTGATGCTGCAAAGGAGCGCACATCTCTCTTGCTGTGGCCTTTTTGTGATAGTAAAAGGTATCTATCCCCAACTCCTCAGCTGGAGCCATTCTGACTTCACGATAGACACGCCAAGCCGTCGATTTGATGACTTGCCTAGCGTATGTGTCAGCTCTCCAGCGTTTACCTTGGCTATCAGTAAAGCCATAAAAACCTTTCTGAGCCCATTTCATGACTGTATCAGAGATAGCCTTGTCTGAGGTGCTGAGCCCTGTAACAACCTTGGCCACGCTCTCCTGGACTATGGACTGATAAACCTTTCTGACACTCATTGGTAGAGTGGTATTGATGAGGTTGTCTATATCTCCCATAGCTTGATTGACATAAGCAGCTAGATTGGTCTGAATGATAGAGTTGCCAGCAAAGGAATCTCCACCAGTAGCCTCTAAAAGCTGTTGTTTGGTGTCTTTATAGATTTTGTAACCCTCATTTTGGATAACATGCCTAAGTTGTTCCTCAGCAAGCCCTGAACGATCAGAAATGAGCTTGAGGTTATCCTCGTTGAGGAGGCCCATCTCATTCATTTTCTCAAGTTGCCAAATATAAGGGTTGTCCTCAAGACTAGCAGAGCCACGCTCTTTGATACGGTCTATAACCTGGTCAAATAGATCCAGAGTAAGCTGATGATAGATGTCTGCAACCTGACTAGCGTCAAGCATTAGCTGCTCATCATTGAGCTTGATTGGTTTCTTCTCTTTCATAAGCTCTTGTAAGTCCTTTAGTTATTAGCCGGCTTGGGCTTTTTATTCCAAATAAACGCCTCAGCCTATCAATTACCATATATTTCAACATCTTCATCACTCCTGCCGTTGTTAGCCTCGCCAATAGCATTCCCACTGATTTCAGCTTTGATTTGTCTAGCTTTTTCAGGCGTAACATTGAGCACCTTTTCAATGGCCATGACATCCGTAGCAAAACCAGCATTTACAACCTTAACCCAGTAGTCCAGCTCAGCATTTCGGTCTGTAAAGACTCCATCATCAAGGTTAATGCTGATTTTATCCATTTCAGGGATATTCCCCTTATAAAGACCGTAAGCCTTGCCTAGCTCTAACATTGAGATAATGAGCTCTTTCAGTGACTGCTCTACTAAACTGACAATACTGTTTCTCATCTGATAAGTGTCTGAGTTCTCTGATACAACCTCAGTAGCTGTTTTCAAGCTCTTACCATCAAAGGTAAAGGTACCAGAAGACACTCCTATCTGCATTTCAAAAATCGCCAGGGTCTTATTGATAGCCTTGATATAGTCATCTGAGCGGATAGGCGTTGTAAGGTCTGTAATGCCTACACCCTTGTCCATATCTCCTGAGTCAATCTGTTCATAGACATTACGCCCAGCCTCAAACTCACGCTTGACTGTGACATTCTCGCCCTCCTGATTGTACTCAACTTTAATCATCTGACTAGGGACGGCCACTCTGCGCTGGCCCATCTTAATCTCCCACATAAACTCGTCATAGGTCGTATTAAGAAAGTCCATTGTAGTCTTGGCATTATCAAAAATAGACAAGCCAAGGGCTGAGTTAATATCTTTGTTATTCATCCCTGGGGTCTTCAAGTAAGTAAAGAGAGGACGACTCAAGCCGTTCAGGTCTACCACTTCCTCAAGATCCTCATAGAGGTCTGACAGAGGTACCCTAACGCCTACAATGTTCTTATTATCAGACTTGTAGAGCTCGTTAGTGACCGTGTACTTGTCATCCTTGCCCCATTCGTGCAGTTCAATCAGCGTGTAAAACTTCTGCTTGTTACCCTCTGACTTGATTGTCTTAGTGATAATAGCAGCGCTAGAAACATCCTGTGTGTTGTTTTGCAGAGGCAAAAAGACAGGCGCTTGAATGAAAGAGACTCTTACCTTGTCTCTATCGACGTATGGCCTCATAGCCAAGCCCCCCAGCGCCAAACCACTCTCTAAGTAACGCTCAAAGTTCTTGACAAATCTGTCATCTTGTAGCTGTTTCTGAATGAATTTATTAGCGTCTTTGTCATCTAGCTTGATTTCAGCCTGTTCATTAAACACTAGGCTTGCAATCTTCTTGGCTGCTGTACGTCCAATAGGCAGATGGTTGAAAGCTCGTTTTTGAGGCGTGTTATTGCTGTCAATGTAGTCAATCTGTGGATAATGTCCTGCATAATACTTGAGATTTTCCCTAATGCGGTCATACTCTGCGGATGACACTGCTATTTTAGGGTGATCAGTGATATTCGTTAAGTTCTGTGTCGTCATCACATACTTGCTCCTTGTGAAAAAATTCTTGATAGTCTGTACTATTCCCATTGTTAGCTCCTTTAGGCTTTTAGTCTTAGCTCTCTAGCGTTGTCTAGGACAAAATACTTGAACTCGTCCACCGTGTGGTCATCTTCCTTGATGACTTTTGGATCATCAGTATTAAGTGACTTGTCATCATAGCGGTACATCTTATGCTCCTCTATGAATACCTTGTTATTTTCTGTATCAAGGTAGTAGAAACGCCCCTCAGCTAGTAAGCTAATAACCATGTCTATCATGGTCTGGTTTTTCTTCTTAGCCACAGGGTGCCAGCGCTCACCATAGTCTTTGAAATATTGGTTTCTCAAAGCTCCCTCCGCACTATCAATAGTCATTTTTAATTTAGGTACTCTGTAAGTCTTCATGACCTTGTCTATAAAGTCATGTATCATCACAGAGAGCTCACTAGGCGCCTTTTTGATGGTCTTACCAGCTGGACTATAGTAGAACGTATCAAGTAAGATAACATTACCCTTGGCAGTGAGGCCGTAAGCTCCACAGGCCGTTGCTGACTGTTGGTGTCCTGTATCTAGGGCAAATGATATACCTATCACTTTATCGTTGTCAGGGAGGCTTTCTAATGGCTTAAAATAGCTCATGTTATAAACATGATTACCTAAACCGACTACCTCGCCTAGATACATCCATCTGTAGTAGTCAGGGTCCGTCTCCTTGTATCGTTCTATCTTGTCTTTCATCTGCTTAGACAAAAAACCTAACTTGTCATCAAGGTAGGTGCTGTGATGTATCATGTAAGTTGGGTCACTAGCTTTCTCAGCAACCCACTCATTTATCCAGTCATAGGGATTTCTCGGAGGGTTGTATGTGAAATAGACTTTGACCTCTTTGCCATTCGGTAGCTCTTGACGGATGAAAGTATCCTCAACTATATCAATGTCTTCACGGCCTGCGAACTCAGCCAATTCCTCAAACCATACGGCCATTACATAGCCTTTGGCTATCTTCTGGGACTTGAGTTTCATTGGATCGTCTACACCGTAAAAATAAAATGCTGTACCTGTCTTCTTGTGGGTGATTTGTAGGGGAGATTTCCCAAACTTGAACTGATTAGCTATCCCCATCTCATAAATGGCCCATCTTATCTGCTCATACACTGACATCCTCAAGTACTTACCTACCTTGCGCAGGACTACCACATTTCCCATAGGGTCATTGATAAAGTCATTTACAAGGTCAATGGATACCACAGAGGACTTAGTAGAGGCACGTCCACCCTTTAGCACTATGTGGCTCTTGAGTGTGTAGAGGACTTCATCAAATACTGGGTTAATCAGTTTCGCTAGGTTCAGTATTGCCATTATACTCACTCCTATCAAATGTAAATCCAGTAATGACTGTATCATCCTCATCATTGGAGCCTAGCTGAGCTTTGAGATTATCAATCCTCAAGCGTTGCTCCTCAGTAACGAGAGGGGAACGTGTGAGCTCGTCGTAGGTCTTAATCATGCTTTTAAGCTCTGATTGAGCCCTTGCCATTGCAGCCAACGCCTTGCCTTGCTTATCCCATGCTGTGTGGACTTCATAGCTTGCTCCACCTTTAGCTGTACTAGCAATCAGCATAGTATTAGTATCATCAACGTCCTGCACATACAGAATGCGCTGAGCATGCAACAGATTGGCGTAGGTCAGCGTGATATTTTCCCAAAGGATGTCAATGGGCTGTTTTTCTGAAAGCTCTTGCGCTATCTCATATACCTCTTGAGGTAGATACTTAGCAAACAGTCCATGTTTTAGGGCGTTTTGATTGCCTATACTTCCGCCTTTGCTGTTCTTATTGCCTTTCGGCGCTCCCCGTGTTCGTTTGGTAGTACTACTTTTGTTTTTTGTAGTACTACATTCGCTCCATTTGTCTCTTAACTTCCAAACTGAGATAGTTTTTTCAGGCACGCCCAACATTTCACCAAGCTTGCGGTTAGTGATGTTTCCGTTATTCTGCTTATAAATCTCAAAAGCTTTATCTCGGTTTGGGTCTCGTGCTCTGCCCAACCTATTACCTCCTATTTGTCCGTTTTGTAAATCAAAAAAAGCCACTCAAAGAGTGACTCAGTGCAAGCAGACTACAGACTTGCGTGTTAATTAGTAATCAATTTGAAAGTTTTCCTTTTTTTATTTTTTGTAGTCATTTAAAACCTCTGAGGGAATCAAACCCTCTAGCTTATAACTTATCCGGAGTATAATTAGCTACGCAATCATGCAAGGTCTAGTCGCTCCGCAACCATTTTTAAGTTAATGAGTGATATATGAACCCCCACCCAGAAGATTTAACTCATTCTGGGACACAAACACTCAAAGGAGAGTGTGGGATTTGAACCCACGGACCGCACATAGGCGACCACCCGTCTAGCAAACGGGCGCATTCAACCTGACTCTGCCAACTCTCCATGTCAGGGAAGGCTTACTGCCTTACCCTTAATTCTTGATACTACCATTTTAACAGATTATCGTTACAGTGCATATCAAGATTATTTTGATTAACACATATTCTCAAGATATTCTCAAGATAACTCAAGAAATTCCAAATTATTCCAAAATTACCTCTAGCTCTTCAATAGCAACCTTACGCATGCTGTAATACGAGCTCTTGCTGATTGATAACTTATCACAAATATCCTCGATATACGTTTTAGTAATATATGTCATTCTCAAAATTGTCCGATACTTCGGATTTGTTAACTTATTGATCATTCGACCTAATTCAAGTTTCCTGTCAATAACTTCTTTGGTGTCCTGTTCTATAGCCTCTTTCATCACGACAAGCTGAGTATAGACATCATCAACTTTTCTAGTCTGTCCGCCTTGGACTTTGACATCCGTCCATTTAGGACTTGAGAGCAAACCTGCCTCAAGCTCATTGATTTCATCTATACGGCTTTGGATGTCCATGTCAAGGTCTTGTAATTCTTTCAATAACTCTTTAGCCTTGTTCACTCTCTGTCTCCTTTGTGATATAATAGTCTTTGTGAGAACTATTAGCTGGGGCAGAGATTGCCTTGGCTCTTTTTATTACCAAGTTATGTGAATTTTCTTGTTAGAAACGAATTCTTGCTCAGTGAAAAAATTTTTAGATAAATAAAGCTTATATTTGACAGTAAAGCCAGAGCCTAACAATTCTCTTAATGCTTCCAATGTTCTTTCGTCTCCTAATCGATTCCTGAGATATTCGTCTCTAACTGACCAAACATCGATTAAATAGCCTGTATAACCTTTTTGAGCAGAAGTTTTTAGTTTTCCTTCTAGGTTATATTTCTTAAAATAACGCTCAAACCATTTAGCATGGCTTTCTGAGCTAAGTTGCTGTACTTCATCGAATAGTGTCATGATTTACCTCCAAAAGCTCCGGATTTTCGTAGACATTGCCGATGATTTCCTCGTCTTCAGTCCACGCATACCCACTTAACAACCCCTTTAGATATATAGCAGGCATTCCGCCTATGTATGAGCCACCGTATTCTTTTTCTAAATACACTTCATGTGGACATCCTCTTGTACATTTTATAATATCTCCGACAAAAACCTCCTTGCCGTTTTTATCAAA